TTTCAAGAAACTAGAGCTCGTAGACAAGAAAGTTTAGGTCATGATGATTTTTCTAAAGAGTTATTGAAAAGAGCCGACATAAACGAACAACAAGCTGAGGAAACTGCTTTTCAAGCTAAATATGGCGAAGAAGGTCTAGAACAATTTAAAAACTTGCGTGATCTAGAATGGTGGGCAGCAACTGCAGGTGAAGTAATACCTGGTTCAGTTCCTTTCTTAGCAGGAGCAGCTACTACAGGTGGAGCCACGTTTGCAGCTACAGGTAATCCGTATGCAGCATTAGCAGCTGCAGCAGTTGGAGGCGGTGCTGTTGTTTTTGCACAAACTTATGGTGACGCTTATTACGAATACTTAGACGCAAATCCTGGCGATGAAGCAGGTGCAGATAGATACGCATTAAAAAAATCAGGCATAAGTGCAATCATAAACGCAGCCAGTGTCCCTGCTGGATTGTTAGGTCTAAGTAAACCTATATTGCAACACTATATAACACAAGCCATTTTGCAAGGTGGCATCGGTGGCTTAGATACTGTGTCACAAAATATTCTTGTTAAAAATAATGTAGACCCTAACTTAGATATAACCACAGGTTTAGTAAAAAGCGTAGCAGGAGAAGCCATTGGAGAAGGAACGGTATTTGCTACAGCGGGTCGTCTAACTCTTCCTAACTTTAATGATTTTCAAAAACAAGTTACAGAAGAAGAGCGTAGTGCAAACAATGAAAAAGTAGAGGCTCTAACTCAAGCAGACCTACAAATGATTGCACCAGACTTAGATGATTTAGATGCAAACCAACTTAGAGAACTTATAGAGGCAAATCCTGAATTAGAACTTGGTGTGCTAATACCAGGAGAAAGCAGAGAGTCTTTACGTAGAAAATTTGTAGAAGCGGTAAAGGCTAAGAACGAACAAACAGTTATTAGAGAATACATGATAGATACTGTTCTTAGTAACTTTAGTCCAGAGCAAGTTTACAAAGAACAGAAGGCAGCTTTCGATGCGTTAACTGACGAAGAACTGGATGCCTACATTTTAGAAGAGTTCGGTACGCCAGAGGCCTACGAACGATGGGCAACAAGACAAGGTGAAGATTTTAGTTTTATACCTGGAACTACAGCAACTAGAGAAGAAGATCGTGTAGCGTTAGCCAATGCAGCCTCACAATTGTTAATACGAGAAAGACAAGGCCCTGTATGGAAACTAGGCATAAATGAGTTTAGAGACTATGTAGACAATATAGAAAAAACTTACACCATCGATGAATTGAAAGTAGCTGTAGAAGAAGCAGTGCCTGGCATAAGAAGTAAGTTTCAAGGACGAGGAATAGAAGAACTTTCTAGAAAAGAACTAGCAACTGCTTTAGCAGAACAAATTGCAGTTATAGAGCTGCAAAGACAAATACGTGATAGAAACACTAATAGAACTAGAACAATAGAACTTACAGAAGTAAATTTTGATGAAGAAGGTAAACCAGTGCCTTTTGAATTTACTCCGCAACTTATGCAGTTTTTAAACGAGGAGGGACCTGCTCTTAGAGCAGAGTTAATTTTATCAACTGGAGAAGATACAAATCCTATAGAAGTTGGTTTTCAAAGACGAGGAATAGAAGAAAACATGAGCTTAGCTGAACAAGTAGCTAACAGAGGAGCGGAACTTTCTGTGTTTAAAGTAGATGGGGTTGAAGTAACTGAGGACAGTCCGTTTTTTAATAAAACTTTGCAAGAAGTTATTGATGGCAACCGCATACAATTTTATTACGACACTAAAGAAACAAGATTAAGTAGCATGGACATTCCGTTAGGTCTAGCTCCTCAATTTCAAACTGGTCCAGGTTCTGCTATATCTGCATTTTTTAGCGCATACATAAGGCCGTTGATGCCTACGGGATTGTTGATAGGAAGTAGACTACGACAAAAACAAGGAAACATTAGGGCGTTAGAAAGCAGAGCACAAAGATTAGGTTTAGAAGTAGAGCAAGCCATAGCAGAAGCAGTCAGACGAGGCGATGTCGAAACTAAAGAGGAAGCAGATAAATTAATTATGGCGTTTCTACAACAAACAGGAGCGCGTATAGAGCTTACATCTGAGGAAAGAAAAGCAGCCGAACGAACAATATCAGAGCTTGAACAAAAGAAAGTAAGAGACCGAGAAGAGCTTTCTGATATTGAAATACAAGAGATAAACGATCAAATAGAATTTATAGAAGGCCAGTTGCAAGACATACAATCAACTAAAGTTGCTGCAAGACAGTTGCCTGACTCATTACGAAAACCAGCGTTAAAAATTAGAGAAGGAATAGATGCTATCACAAATAGATTTTTAAATGAGATACCTGAACAAAGTTTAGATCCTAATTTACGTTCGGTGTTGCAACATAATTTAAACACTTACGTAACTAGATCGTATAAATTTTTCTCTCCTAACTTAGGATGGAATCCTAAAGTTGCAATGTTGATAGAGTCGATAACAAATCTTCCTATTAACGTTGCAAATAAAGTGGGAGCAGATGCTGGCACACCTAGTACAAGCATGACAGATTTGTACAATAAAGCTATTGTTTCTATGGAGTATAAATATAGAAGCAGAATGCCTGATTATAGATCTGATGCAAGACGTGAGCTAGGCTCTAATGCTACCGAAGAACAAATAGAAAACAGAGCTATTGAGATAAGACGAGAAAAAGCTCAGCAAATTGTAGACGAATGGATTGATTCGTCTTTATATAAAAGTGCAACGAGTATTTCTAATATAGCAAATGTTTTAAAAGGTCAACCACAAGACAAGGCGGATATAAAAGTAAACAGACTCCTTACACAACGAGGAGAAATACCTTACGCTGTTAGGCAGTTATTAGGAGAGATAACAGAGCCTGAGCTTATAGCTGCTACGTCTTTTGCTAGGATGGCAAGGTCTATAGAAAACGCTACTTTTCTACAAGAAGTTAAAAGACTTGGTGAGATGCCAGGAGAAATGTGGTTTTCTCCAGCTAAGACTCCTGAATATACGTACCAAATAGAAACGGGAGACGATTTTAATCCACTAGAAGGTTTGTGGACTACTAAAACTATGGCCGAAGCTTTGTCTGGAGGAAGTGCTATTGGCTCAGAAGATGCGATTCTTAATGTTCTTGCAAGCACATTTGGCACAGCTAAAGCTATTACTCAATATGGAATTATTGTACTGAGCCCAGGTACACAATTTAGAAATATTTATGGTGCTGCCATTATGTACATGATGAACGGCCATTTAAGAACTAAAGGCGGTTTAGCAGAAGCAGCAAGACTTATAGGTAATGACTTGTTTCAAAATGTGCAATACAACCCTGAAACAGGAGAAATATCAGGGAACGTTGAAGAATACTACTCTGCTTGGGAATATTTACAAAGACTTGGTGTTGTTAATACTGAGGTTAGAGCAAATGATGCTTTGGGTGTTTTCACTCGTGTGGCTAACAGTGATTGGAAAACTGTTAATGAAATGGTAAATGGTTTGTATGCTTTAAAACAAACAGGGCCAGGTAAAGCATTCGATACTTATGTATTAAGTATTAATCGAGGAGCAAGACGAGCCTACGCTGCGTCAGACGATTTTTTTAAGATACTTGCTTTCTTGTCTGAACGAAGAAAATTTAAAGACATGATAAGCGAAATACCAGGATCAGATGATTTAAAACTAAGAGTATTAAGAGATTTCGCCAAAACTTTAAAAACAAAAAGCGGTCTTACAGATAAACTTTCTGGTTATGTGCAAGATCAAGGCACAGTATTGAGAAATGTTACAGACTTAGATAAATACGTAGACCACATATCAGCTTATATGGTTAGAAATGGAATGCCTAATTATGATTACACAGGTAAATTTGCTGAGTATTATCAAAACTTACCCATAGGTAACTTTATTGCTTTCCCAACTGAAATTACTAGAACAACATTGAACTCTGGTCAGTTGGTTTACAGAATGGGTACATACAATTATTCTCCAGAGGTACGTCAATACGCAAGAGAAGAGGGAGTTATATTACCTGAAAAACCTTTTTATCGAAGAGCTCAAGAAAGATTTATTGGAGGATATTTTGCAACTCATGGTTTAGTAGCCGCCTTGTCTAAGGGTAGTCAAATAGTATTTAATATAGACGATGATGAAGCTGATGGTTTTGACCAATTAGTTCCTGCGTATTCAAAGGGAGAAAGACCAATATATTTAGGCAACGAAAAACCCTATCCTTATTTAAGTTCAAATTATTTCTTTCCTTACGAAGAAATAGGTAAATTGTTTAGCGTACTAAACACGTCCCTTACAGAAAACCAAGGCAGAAGTAATCCTGATGCTGTCAGAGTAGCCATGGGAACTCTTATAGCAAACTATACAGAAGCGTACAGGCAAGAAAGCATTTCTGCTAAATTAGCTTTAGATTTAATAAAAAATCAAAACGACAGTAACCCTAGAAACATAAAATCAATTTGGAATGAAAACGATGATTTCTACGATCAGTTTTTAGATGGATTTAAATATGCTATGAATGAGGCTGGACCTGGAGCATACAGGCAAATAAACGATGTAATATGGTCTTTACAAGAAGAAGAAGCTTCTCTAGGTAGATACGGAAAAAGAAGAGATTTTATTACAGCTGCAGCTCGACTGTTTGGGTTTGCTGCTTCTGATTTAGATCCAGATAAATCTGTTGCCTTTATCATAGATAATCAAAGAAAAATATTTGAACAAGTGACTAGGCAGAATTTAAATAGACAGTATTCGTCAGACGAAAAGTTAACTGATGAAGACACTATGAAAGATTGGGAAGATGCACAACGTTCTTTCTTTAAACAGCAACAAGAAATGTATTTTGAAATCGCAGCTCTTAAAGCTTGGGACGTGGACGAAGACATACTTGAAGATAGGTTAGCAAGTTTTATTCAACTTACAGGTGTGGACGAGGCTTTTTATGACAACATACAGAACGACATTTTTACAGCATGGCCTGTGCCATCAAGCACTATAGAAAGATATGAGTCCGCTTTAGAAAAATATGGCTACAAAAATAGAAAATGGCCTGAGGCTCAATTAGATCGTAAATACGATTTCATTGAAAAAAAGAAAATTTCTTTAACTGGTAATTTTGAACTATCTAGGAATCTTGAGGAGAATCTTGGGGTTCGGGATCTGGAAGACTAAACTTTTCTACACGCTCCATCCAAGCTTCGGCAGCTCTTTTAAATTCGTCACCTTCAAGAACAAACTCTTGATATAGACAATCTACAGAACACATCATGACAACACCTTTCTGTATGTCGGTGCCGTACAGTTCGTTGTGTGCAAGTGCATACGCAGCTAACTGCTGAAAGTAGTCCCACACCCACTGTCTGCGTTTAGGTTTATTGGTTTGTTTGAAGTCCATAATAGACAAATCGTCATTGTGCACACCAATCACGTCAGCTTTACCTGCATACTTGTCAGGATAGTACAAAGATATTTCACAACCGTACACCTGTGATACGTTAGGCAAGCCTTGATCCATAATTGTACAAGCCATCTTGTAGGCACGTTTCTCTTCTGCGTTTCTAGGTTTGAAATCCCAGATGTCACCGTTAACAATTTGGTTTTCCAGGATGTCGTGCATGTACGATCCCCTAGTAGCAGCTTCTGTTCTGATGCGCTCCGCTTCTTCCTCACCTACTTTGTCTATCCACTTTTTTAAGAAGTCACCTTCTTTAGTGCCAGACAGTATGGTAGTGACAGACGGAAGTTTTACACCGTTGCAGTCGTAGAACCGACCACTTTGCATGTCTTCGCTGGAGAACACACCGTACTCGTACGGAGACTCGTACAGTATTTTATGTTTCATGATTAGCTTTTAGGCACGTCATTCAAGCGACCTTGTTCAAGATCATCTTGTAATCTTTTGATTGCATACGCAAACACATTGCTAGTAGGTCTTTCAGTTTTTTCACCGATGTCGGCTGCTACTTCAACAATTTCTTTACGTATAGCTACGCTTCGCCATTTAGTTGTATCCATTTTTACTCCTGTAGATAACATTATACATTATATTCTAAGATATATCTTAACTATTCTTAGTCTCCATTGAGTCGCCCCAATTATCTCCAATCTCGGCATCCACCTTGTTTGGAACATCCAAAGGCACAGCTTCTTCCATCAAGCGACATATATTCTCTACATCTTCGTCTGATTTTATAGAGAACACTAGCTCGTCATGGACTTGTAAAAGCGGTAGATAACCCGCTTCATAACAATGGACCATGGCTTGTTTGGTCATGTCTGCTGCTGACCCTTGAATTAGTTTGTTTAGAGCTTTGTAAACAAATGCTCTTTTGATTTCACCGTTGTATTCATGCACGGCTTCTTTGTGTTTCATAGGTCTACCCGTTCCGTACTTCAAAGGCTCCCACATATCAAAGTGACAACGCCTCCCCAGTATGGTTTTGATGTAACCTTTTGAGTTTGCACTACGCATAACAGAGTCTGCCAACTGTCTGACAAACGGTGCATAGGTATTAAATTTAGCTAGAATCTCCGATGCTTCGTCTACGGTAACACCCAGCTGATCCGCCAGCTTACCTTTGCCCATGCCGTACATGATGCCAAGTCCTATTGTCTTTGCGGTCTTTCTATCAATATCCACAAGGTTAGCAACCTCCTGGTGAAAGTCTGCATCACCAGCATGGTAGGCATCTGCAATTGCATCTGCGCCATCATACTTAGAGCGACTGGCATAGTGTGTCAGTATTCTAGGTTCTTGTTGAGAGAAGTCAGCAGAGCACCAGAGCTCTCCCTCTTCTGGTAAAAACAAAGATCTTATTAAAGGGCCAATCTCTTTATTACGTGCAGGTACTTGCTGCAAGTTTGGATTGCTCATGGACAACCGACCTGTGACTGTCCCACCCGACTCGCCTTTCAGCTGACGTATTTCGGCGTGTATCCTACCGTTGTGCTCATGCTTTAGTATTGAGTCTATAAAAGTGCTGTGTGTTTTGTTTACCTCTCTTGCTTCACGTATAAGTTTAGCTATGGGGTGAGAGTGGTTCTCTAAAAAAGCTTTTGTAAAGCTAGGCATTCCTGTTGGTGTTCTAAGATACGTGAGCTTCATCGCATCAAACACTTTTGCTAACGAGTTAGCGGCCCACAATTGTATCTCAGGAACACCCGACTCTCTCTTTATCTGTTGGATTATGTCTTTCTCTCTTTTGACAAGTTGAGTCTTCAACGTCTCTGCTCTCTCCAAATCAACACGAACACCTTTTTGTTTCATTGCAAGAATGACAGGAAGCACTCGCATTTCTAAATCAAACACGTTCCAGAGGTTTTGTTCTTCTAATAAAATCTTGAAGTGATTCCATAATTTAAGCGTGAGGGCTGCGTCCTGTGTTGCATAAGTACCCACATAAGCCGATGGTAGCCTCCACATTTCAGCCTTAGGATCCAATCCCCACTCCTCCGCAGCAGCATTTAGCTCTGCCTCAGTCTTGCCTTCATTTATGTATTCACGACCCAAAGCATTCAAAGAATACCAATACTGATTCTCGTCAATCAAAGGAGCAACTATCATTGTGTCGATAATACGACCATTTATAGTCACGCCCTCTTTAGTAAGCCACCCAACATCGTAGGTCGAGTTGTGAAATATCTTGTCACTGTTTGTGGCGCAAATCTTTTTAGTAAACTCTATAACTTTCTTTTTAGAAAAATTAAATCCTTGCTCATGTGCAAACGGAAAGTAGTCTTCGTATCCGTCTATTGCAAAAGATATACCGACAACCTCGCCATCGCCTCGTATATATCCAGGACCCAACTCTTTCAAGTTAGGATCTTTTGTCTCAAGGTCAATTGCAATCTCTGTTGCCTGACATAATCTTTCTGTTGGAAAACTATCGGGGGGTATCCACTCCGTTGGTGGCCTATAAACAAAACTCATATAACGTACCTGTAGTAATCATCTTGGGCTTGTATTAAATATAAATTATCTATGGTGCGTGTAACCGCAACATAAAACTGTCTGTGTAGCCCATCGGGTTGTAACATAGAAGTTCGCTTCTGTGATTTAGACAAATCTAAATACACAGCAACGTTCTTCGCTTCCCCACCTTTTGCCTGATGAATTGTTGAAATGACAATACGTGGTTCTCCGTAAAGGTCTTCTTCGTTCTTCAACGCTTTCTCTATAAAACTTCTTCTTTCTACGTCAATCGTTTTATCAAACGCTGTCTGCCAATCTTGACCGAGGCATTCAGGTTTGAGTCCATAGTTATCTATAATTTGTTGCAGCGATAACGACTGCCCTGGATTTGGAGCTTGAGAAACCTGTGTAATAAAACCTCTTTTTACTCCTGTCTTACCTAAATATTTATATAAATCGTCTAGCTCTGCTAGTGTAATCTCTTCTTTGTTGTTAAGCCTTTCCCAAATCTGTATAGCTGCCACCATCTTTCTAGGTATGTAACGAAAGTTGTTGTGTGCAAAAGGATACCCGTTATCTATTAAATACTTTCTAACATTGTAGCCTTTGGATGCGTCAGTTAGCATGTAGTCACAAGAAGCCAACACCAACCAATCGCCTTCTGCTAAAGGCAGTAGCTCAACTGAACTAACCTTATTTACCGTGCCAGGCTCCTCTCTTGGCTTGTAGCTTTTAGGCTCTCTCGACACAATACGTTTTGATATACGCTCAGCTATTGGATGCACCTTGCCAGGTATACGATAAGATTGATCTAAGACTATGCTTTCTCCTGTGTAATTTACAAAACGTTGAGGTCTAGCTCCATTCCATTCGTAGATTGCTTGGTCATCATCCCCAGCTATGTACGTCTTCTTTGCGTTCAAGGCTAACTTATCTACAAGTCTCCAGTTAAGTTCTGCTAAGTCTTGAGCTTCATCAACAATCAGCAATTCCAATTCAGGTGCTTCACCATCATCTATAAATTTATTTATCATGTCAGCGAAAGAATAGACGACAGGAACTCTAGATAATCTAAACGACTCCCACGCGTCTGCCATGGGTTCTAACATGTGAGCTACAACACCTTTGCGTTGTTCTTTCTCCAAAGACAAACGTTCTTCTTTTAATGTACGACAGTTTGCTTTTGCACGTTCTATAATGTCGAAGTAGGGATCTTGGACCACGGACCTAAGGCCTCTCGTGTTACTGCCATACTTTTTCGTTAAGTTAAACTCATAGTCTTCTAAAAACTCAAACACGTCTCTGCCACTCATTACCTGAGATATACCCATAACCCTTTTACAAAAAGCATGGCTCGTGCAGAAGTAAGGCATTTCATCAAAGCCTAGACCAAAACGTATGTGCGCTCTGTTCTTACCTTCCTCAGCTGCTTTTACAGAAAAAGATATAAAGGCTATCTTTTCAGGTGGCACACCTTCATCAAGACTTTTCTCTATAATATTCATAAGAGTTGTGGTCTTACCTGTACCAGGAGGACCAAAGTATTTAGTTACTCTTCCCATGGTAACGGCTCCTTTTGTGTCTTGAACTCACCATAGTCAACAGAGTCTTCATCTATCTCACGTATATCTAGTATCCAAATCTTTTTGTTACCAACGGTTCTGTCTATGTACTTAGCAATGTTTGTAGCTCCCATGTTCTTGAGCTCAGTAAACACTTCTGCTTCTTTAATGTGACGCATCTTTTTGAACTCTTGTATAAAAATTACTGCGTCTCTACCCGTAAACCACCACTGCTTTGTATTCTCTTCTTCGTATCTAAAGACACCATTTGATGCGATAGATAATCTTGAGGAAGACTCTGATAATCTACAAAACTCATACACAGCTTCTCTGAGTAAACCTTGCTTAGTCATATCGGCTGGGACTTCTACTTCTTGCACGTCCTGTAATAATGTATTTAGTTTGGCTACCCAATCAGATTTCTTTACATCAGGCGGACATATATTAAGAACCTCCATACATCTTTGTTGGTACATGGAAAAGTTATGTAGTTGTTTTGTATCTAGCACAATAGTTCTGCCGTCCACGTCTAAATGCCAAAGAGGGGGATCGGTAAGATACTTACGTAGTCCACCAAAGTTAGGATCACGTTCAGAAGCATCTATGCCGTATCGTCTTGTTACACAAATACCGCTCTGACAAAAATCTACCAACGGTTGTTTACTGCATTGGTATCTGTACTCTGACTTTTCTAGACTCTGTATGATTGTGTTTAACTCGCTATGCGACAAAGGCTTAGTACAAACTGTTTTATTTATCTCTTGTAGTTTGTCTTTCCATTCTTCTCCCTCAGGATGCACCTTGCGTAGAAACACACCGTAGTTCAACAAAGCATTGTTACGCATTCCCTCAGGTATGCCGTTTAGTTTCATGTGTACTAAACAAGGCGGAGCCTCGTCCCACATACTACCTTGCTTTGTTATTTGTTTTCTTCTGCTTTTCTTTACAGGTACTAACTTGTCTAACTGCTTTTCTGTAATCGAAACTTTATCTACAAGTTCAAAAAATTCCTCTATGTTCGCAGCTTCACCGTCAGGTCTAAGTGCGTATCTTGTTGTATCTTCTCCAGCAAAGTAGGGCATGTTTAACCAGTTGCCCGTCTGTCTCTCCTTCGGTTGTTGTTTTGACCACTCGTATTGCTTTGGAAAGATTTCGTCTCCTGTCCTTCCCATAGCTGCTGCTATCTCCTCTAATTTAGATTGGAACTTAAACGCTGATATAGGTTCCTTAGTAAATAAAAACAAATGCACCCCACCCGATTTAGTCATACATGGTAGTAGTGGTAACTCCATTTCATCAATCTTGTTAAGTAGGTGTTTTGTATCTATGGGGTATTCGTCAACGTCTATACAACCCCATTTGCAAGTTTCATCATCAGTCAATGGCACAACGCCTATTGAGATTTCTCCTTTTAAATGTTTCTCCCAAAGTTCTAGTGTAAGAGGCTCAAGTAAAGTTCTGCCTTTACCATCTTTCTTTACACCTTTTGCTGTGTTCTTTTGTCCCGTTATTTCATAAATACCGTGAGCTCTCTCCAAACCTGAGAATACTTGCTTGAATTGGTGGGCAATTTCTTCCATACACTTCTAGAAAGAAGGCCCCAACATAATGAGGGAATGCTGGGGCCTAATGAAGTTAGTCTTCCCAATCCTTGTTGGACTCGGACTTATCTTCTAGTGCTGAGGTTTGCTGACCAGGCAACTGGTCCATTCCCCCATCGGAACAAAACTTAGAGAACTCCTCTGCCTCTTTAAAGAGGTCGATTTCTTTCTCTTCCAATACCCGTTCCTGCGTAATATTGTAGCTATACCACGACCCACGATCATTGGACTCCACTTGCGTTTTTAGTTTGTACCAATGCGAGTATGCTGGTGGAGTATAAGCTCCCTTCGCACCTTGCAGTTTGGTTCCCTGTATCAGGGTATTCCAACCACGCGAATGTTTGAGTTGTGATCCTGTCATATTGATAACACATCTTTGAGGTGTGCCATCAACAAGCGCGTAGCCATAATGATTGGCTGTGGTAGTCAACTGAGTTTCCCCACTTGGCGTTACTAACCTACCTTGGCTGTCGCGTTGGCATCGATTTAACAGGTCTGAGTCTGCAGGATGCACAGTAACAAGACCACCACCTTTCTCACGCAAACGCCATTCAACAAGAGTCTTGTTGTAATAGACAGGTAAGAAAGACAATCCTTCGTCTCCACTTATACAAGTGTTGTTGCCTGAATAGAAGATGTCTCCTTCTTCTGCGTCTGCAACATAATCTGCGCTGGCTTTTTGTCTTTGCGGAGACATTGCTTGCACTATGCTGATACGCGGAGTCTTGAGGTCTTCCGCACCTACATCGCCGAAACCTTTTTCTTCGATGTTTTCAAATAGGGACGTTAAGGATGTCCCCTCTCCATTTTTCTTCGTTGCCATTTATTTACTCCTTATTTCTTCGTTCAACGATTTATTTTTGTGCGCTTGCCTTGATACACAGAAAACTTTTTCTGCACGTCTTGGTCAAACGTTTTGTTTCCTGACTCTATTTGTTCTTTGACAAATGCTTTCAGGGTGCTTGGGTGCACTGCTTCCTTTTCCTCAGGTATGAACCCTTGTTTAGTAAGCGATGCAACCAATTCTTTTGCGAGATCATCTTCACCTTGACCGAACGAAAGCGTCATTGTGTTTTTTATGATGTCTCCATGTCCATTATCTCTAAGCCAGTTGTGTGCAGCTTCTAAATTTGCAGCAGATATTCTGGCACTGTAAAAAGGTTCAGCCGAAATACGTGAACCGTCATTGAGTTTGATACCTGTTACTCCTAGCTGAGCAAGTCTGTCAGGTATGGTTTGCTCTGAAAGCTCTCTTTGTTGTTCTTTCAGGCGTTTAAGTTTTTCTTCTGTGTTACCAACTTCTGCTTCTACTCGTAAAAGCTTTTGACAAAGTTGGCTAAGATCTAAAATGGTAGATTCTTCTATATCCTCTACCGCTTTTTTTGTGCTGTCCTCAAAGAGGTCCGTAATGTTTTTCATAATTTTTCCTTATTTATTCGTTATCAACTCAAAGTTGCAAGTGCATGATAGCATCTATATAATAGATTGCAACACTTAAAGATGTGTTTAAATATATAACGAAGAATAAAGGACGTGACTTATGGAATTAGATAACTACGAATTTAAAAGTGAACCTTACCAGCATCAACTAGAAACTCTCCAACAGAGTTACCATCGTAACCTATTTGCATTATTTTTGGAAATGGGACTTGGCAAGTCAAAAATACTTCTCGATAACGCGGGTATGTTATTTGAGCAAGGTAAAATATCAGGGCTGTTGATTGTGTCGCCTAAAGGCAACTTACGTAACTGGGATATTAATGAAATAAATAAACACTTGCCCGACCGCATAGAACGTAACGTATTAGTGTGGCAACCCAACCACACAAAAAAGTGGCTACATGACTTTAAAAAAATGGTTGACGAACCAAGTGACGGACAACTAAATATATTGTTAGTAAACGTAGAAGCCTTTGCTACAGTCAAGGCATGTAAGTTTGTAGAGGAGTTTATGGTTACGCATGATGTCATGATGGCTGTAGATGAATCGACTACGATTAAAAACCCAAAAGCAAAACGCACACAACATCTTATTAAGTTAGCTCCACTAGCAGACTACCGAAGAATACTTACAGGTTTTCCAATCACTAAGGCTCCACTTGATTTGTATTCACAATGTTATTTTCTATCTCCTAATCTACTAGGATTTAGTAGTTTCTATGCTTTTCAAGCTAGATACGCAATAACACAACGCAGACAAATGGGACAACACGCTTTCCAGCAAGTAGTTGGATTTCAAAAGCTAGAGGAGCTACAACAATCGATCAAGGACTTTTCTATACGTAAAATAAAAGACGAGTGTTTAGACCTGCCCGAAAAGGTTTACGTTAGACGACACGTAGAATTAACTGACGAACAGAACAAAGCGTACAGCACAATGAAACGCGAAGCTCTTATGATATTAGAGGACGAACTGTTCTCTACTATGAACGTATTGACTCAGCTAATGCGACTGCAACAAGTTGTAGCAGGTAGTTTACGTAATGAAGAAGGCGAAACAATCATTCTTAAAAACAACAGAGTGCAGACTGTGTTGGACTTATTAGAAGAAACATCTGGCAAAGTTGTAATCTTTGCCGTCTTTCAAACAGACATACAAGAACTAGAACGAGCTATCACGGAAAAATTTGGTCAAGGCTCTGTTGCATCTTACTATGGCCATACACGACAGGACGAACGACAAAAGATTATTGAAAAGTTCCAGGATCCTGACAGTGAGTTACGATATTTTGTGTCAAACCCACAGACGGGTGGCAGGGGTATCACACTTACAGAAGCTAACACAATGATATTTTATTCTAACTCCTACGACCTAGAACTTAGAGTACAAGCCGAGGACCGCATACACAGGATCGGACAAGAACATAGCTGTACATATATTGATTTAGTTTCTCCTGGCACAGTAGACGAGCAAATACTTAGAAATCTTTTAAACAAGGTTAAAATAAGTAACGAAGTATTAGGAGAAGTTCGCAGTTGGTTCCAATAAATGTATAATAAATATACATATTTAGGAGAAGCAAATGGCGCGACAGGTTCCGTTATTATTTTTATTAGTCTTATTGCCGTTTTATGCAGTTGCCGACCAAACTGGCGATTGTGACGCAGGCACACAATACTGTGAGCAAAATAGTTTAGACACAACAAACACGACAACTACAACTAATACAAATACAAACACTAATACGAATACCAATACAAACACGAATACAAACACTAACACTTCGACAAATACCAATACGAATACCAACACAAATACCAATACGTCAAACAACACTAACGTAAACACAACTACCGCTACTTCAACAGCAACAACAAATAACAGTAATACAAACGTTAATACATCGACTTCTACGGTTAATTCAACAGTTACTCAAAACGTAAACAACACAACTGTTTCGGAAAATACAAACACAAACAATAATACGAATACGAACTATAATGAATCAACGTCTGAGTCAAACGTAACAACAGATAATACTAATACCAATAACAACAATACTGTTTCTGATAATACTAATAGGAACATAAACGAGTCTAATAGTACGCAGACTATAAATCAGAACGTAGACACTAAAGCTCCACCTGCTTCGGCTATCGCTCCGTCTATCATGTCATACTCTCAAGACCTATGTACCACAGGAGTGTCAGGGGCTTTTCAAGGACAGGTTTTTGGTTTATCAGGTGGTAAGGCAGTTAGGGATGAGAACTGTGAACGATTAAAACTGTCAAAGTATTTATACGATACAGGTATGAAAGTAGCATCTGTGGCCATACTTTGCCAAGATGTAAGAGTCTTCAAAGCTATGGAAATGGCAGGCACACCATGTCCTTACAAAGGTGAAGTTGGAAAGAAAGCCTCAGTAGCTTGGACAGAAAATAAATCAGATAGACCTGACTATATAGAATTAAAAGAAAAGTACGTTAAAAAATGTAAGACTACTCGTAACGCAAAAGGCAAAAAGAAATCAGGAAGAACTTGTGTTAAAGAATTTTTGGCTAGTTAATTGCTTACTATTTTTTAACAGCCTACAAGCAACGTATACTTACGAGGCTAATCAACCACTATACGACCTACACCGTAACGCTAATAATTTCCAAGGAGAGTTGGCGTATGAAGTTGTAGATGATGGTATTTCTCCTGCGATTGACCTTTCTTTTAACTTTACTTTTTATGGCTCAACTTTCTCACAGGCAAGAATGGCAACAAACGGCTGTTTACATTTTGGTAACAGTGGCGACTATTGCAGTGATTACACCCCAGATCCTATTAACGGACAACACACTTACACTTTATACCCTTTCTGGACTGATTTAATTAGAGACAATAACGCTCGCATGAAATCTTGGGGAGACTCTAGCAAGATGATATTTGGTTGGTATGAAATGCGTGAATACAATCGTGCATCTGACAATAGTTTTGAGATTATATTATGGAACAACAACTCTTTTGACTTTCGTTATCGAGAGCTAGACATTATCAACCATGATGTTTTGATTGGTGAGGTAGGATCTAATAAAGATAATTCATATACTTATCTATACCATGACGAGTGCAACACAGGGACTACTAACTCCAGCTCATGCGTAAATCAAAATTGGAATGCCACCTCATTCAACACGTTATTAGAAAACGGGGGTAGTTTGTATGGATCGGGTAGTGGCAACGGTGTTGACTGTAGTGATCCTCTAAACGACTCTAGCTGTCCAGGATATGCAGCAGCTTATTTGACACAGCAATGTGATTTAGATTCTTTATATGATGTAGCCTGCCCTTTGTACTGGGAGGCTTATGATGACCAACAATGCGATGAGGACCCACAGTACGCTCCATTTTGTCCAGGCTATCAACAGGAACAATCAATAGCTTACTACGTTGAACAAGAGTTTGATTATGGTTACGAAGAAGATTTTAGTTATGAAGAAGTACAAGAAGAAATTATTGTCTTTGATTACGAAGAAATATTTGTAGAGCCTATATTACAAGGAACTTATGTAGAAGATATTGAAGAGCTAATAGACCTAGACATAATCGAAGAGCCCATCGCTACGTTCCAAGAACCTGTTGTATTGGTCAGCTACACTGATTTTATTGCTGAGGAAGTTATTATTAATCCAGTAGAGGAACTTATACAGCTATTTGAATTTGAAACAATTATCAGAGAGGAGCTAGAACAAGAAACACAAGTAGAACCTGTTGAAGTTGTAGAACTAATAGAAGAAGAAGTAGAAGAAATAATAGAAGTTGCAGAAAACGATGAAGAAGTTATAGAAGAACTTGAGGAAGAAACAGAAGAACTTCTTGCCGAAGAAACATCTACTAGCGGTGGGATAACTTCTACTATGTTAAGTGTAGTTAACAGCACTATAAGGACAGCTTCTGCTAGTTCTAATTCTAGTAATAATCTTAACACTGCAAATAACAATACATCTTCATCTACATCAGGTATCAGCACCAGTAACTCACCAAGTATGTCGGATCAAATAACGTCAGCTAATGCAC